ATTCCTGATGATCCATTCTCAATACAAATATAAACATTGAAATTACTATTCATTACATAGTAATTTGCTCCATATAAACGTGTTGCCCCAGTATTTGGTGCTTCGTTTGATGTACTGTAATCATGTCTATACATATCATACTTTACACCCTTAGTCCAATCTATTCTACGTGCAAGTCTTCTTACATTTGCCTCTGTGACTCTTTTTCCAAAGGTCGTTGTATCTCCAATATGACTTACCTCTGAAAAACTATCTTGAGGATTTGGAGTGGCGGTATTCCAATTATTAGCCCTACCAAAACCAACAGCAGCACTAGCTGGATTAGGAAGACCCACTGCAACATAAAAGGAATTGGATGTTGAAGAAACACCTGCAACAAAATTACTTGCATTTAATATTCTGAACTGATCTGTAACAATTGCTGGCATTATTATATTGTTTTTTCTATATTTATACAGGAAATGGTCATGGTGTGTGAGACTTCTTAATTGCACCACCATCACGGATACCAAAACCTCTCCTTTGAATGGTTGGGAAGGTCGAAATTCCGACTCCAGTGGTTATTCCAACAGTGTTTCCTGTCACTCCTATCGCAACAGGATTATCTCTTATAACATTACCACCAGATGCTCCTTGTAAGTATCCGAATGAGAATTTACCTTTATGGAATTTGTTAACTCTAATTGTTCCAGCCATGCCAACATGTGATGTGCAGTAATAATAGAATACGGTGTGTCCAACTCCTGTAGTGTTAAATGTAACAGTTCCATTAGATGCACCATTATTTGTAACACCACTATTAAATGCTGGGCCACCGGGTGTTCTCGATATTCTAAATGGATGTGCACCCATACCATTTACAAAACTAACTGTATCACCATCTTCGACATATATTATGGGATTTTGTGTAGATGATAATGCTCTTCCTGTACTAAATTCACCTCTATCGGATCCAGTAAATGTATAAGCAGAGGTTCCACTTGCACCAAGAGTTAGACTGAATGATCTTCCATAATTTGCCATATCAATGGAATTACCAATACCAACAGTTCCCACATTCAAATTTGAATGGACAGCGACTTGAATTTCAGCATTATTTGAGTCTCTGGTAATAGATTTGACCATATAGACATTATCTAAGAATGTTCTACCAATTCCTACGGATTCTAAATCTACACCACTGTTATTCAAACTAGTAACTCCATGCCCGACTGAGGTTTCAGAGATATAAAGAGGGACTGTTGGAACTAAATCTGTAAATGCCTGACCAGCTGGTGCTTGTAGACCAAAATTAAGAATCATGGTGCTACCGGATTTAGATGTTGAAATTCCGGTAACTATACCAGAAAATCCTTTCACAACTTCAATATCACTTATAATTTCAGTGGGTGGTTCCTGTGCTGCAACGATGACGGTAGGAATAATTGATTGTGAATATCCTGCACCACCGCTGTTGACAGTCACGGATGTGATAACTCCATTTGTAATGTTTGCAGTGGCAACTGCAGTCGAACCAATACCAGTTGCGATTGGTGATACTTTAACAGGGACAGGGGGTCTTGCAATGTGCACAGATGTAGTCGCTCCAACGTACCCACTTCCACCGCTTACAACATCAATACTGGTTATCGTTCCACTGTTTGATACTATGGCTGTAAGTGCTGCAGATACTTGATTCGTGTCATTAACAATAATTGCATCAAAATTTATTGTGTTAATTTGAGTATCTTCATCTTTTTCATATTCAAAGAAATCAGCATCATCAACATAGATTCGTGAAGTGTTTCCTAAACCAATATCACCGATAATTTTTGCAGTTGGATACACAAGAGGTTCAATTGAGTTTCTTGATTTTGAAACAACAATACCGTTAACAATTTTATCCTCTTTTTGTTTAATCCATGTTATCGGTTTGTTTGTTGCCGAATCATTAATACCAACTCCTGTGTAAATTTCAGTTTCAAAAGTATCTGTGGTTGTGATACCAGACACTGTTCTTTTCTTTTGTTGTAAATCTTGAATAAATCTAGTGTCAGCGTTAGTTAAAGAACTAGTATCATCATTAGCTTGTAACTGAACTACATCTCCAGTTTTTATAGTTTCAACTGCATCAACTTCGGTTATATCTTCTGTAGAAGTTCCTTTATAGAAGAAAACTGCTATGTTATCATTTTCTTCAGGAGCAGTTGTGAATTCAAAAGTTGTTCCACCGTTAAATGAATATGCCTCTCCCGGTTCTTGTAGAATATTATTGACGTAGATAGCCAATAAATTATTCATATCAATTAATTGTGAATCAGTTCCTTCTCCAACATCAAAACTTAGTAGTTCACCATTAACTCTTAATGGGAATCTTGTTCTTTCACCATCTTGTAAATTTGTTATAGGATCAATATAATCAAATTCACCAAATTCCCATGATGAGAATTTATCTTTGAAAATTTCAGTTACTTCCAATGTGAAGTCCTCTAACACCGCACCTCTTGCAGTGACTAGACCAACTGGTTTAAACTTATCACCACGTTTAAATGAGTGTCCTTCTCTTGCAATACTAAATGATGTTACTTCAAATAAAGTAGAACCAATTCCAACTGTAGAACTAGCACCTACACTTAGTGATACTAGTAGATTAGATCCTGTTGTAGTTCCAGATACACCGTTTCTAGATACACCAACAACCTCCATGTTGTCATATGATGGTTGTGGAAATTCAAACTTAGGATTAACATAATCTGTTCCACCTGCACCTATGTTTATATCCAGTGTGCCACCAGCACCAACCTGTGCGGTCACACTAGCATCTTTACCTGCTCCTCCACCAAAACCAACAAAGAATGTAATAGTATCATCTGTTTTTGCTGTTATTATAGTTGCAATACCTGCAATAGGATCTCCATTTGGATTACTTGTCGCAGAAACAGATCTTGGATATGCATGATTTGACTGGAAGTTATCTCTTGAGCATGATAATACAAGTCCACCAGTATCAATACCAACAAAGTTACCAACACTTAATCCATGACTAGCAATTGTTAAAGTTAATAATCCTGTATGTGAAATATATTCTGCATTTGTAGCTGTTTTTTGAGTTCCAGCAAATATATTATTACCATTGCTATTCGTTCTAATTGATCCAACACCAGAACTTACAAATCTATGTTCATATGCTAAATCGGTCACACCGATAGCAACTGTGCCTCCAACTGGTCGATATCCAGATCCGAATGATAATGTTCCAGCTGGTCTTGAGGGAGATACTGATTGATTATAAACTGTTGATCCAATGCCAACACCAGTAATAGTACCAAATTGATTCAATATTCCAGTAACAGCAGCACCAACAAGTGGAGCAACTCCCAAACCACCTGATGATCCTAGAGATACAATTTTTCCACCTCTTGGAAGTTGATTTTGATTAACGTCACCATCAACAATTACATTCAGACCTGTAACTGCAGATGTTATACCAGTGAATACAATATCTTGTGCCGAAACACCATCAGGAACAAATCTATAATTGTTACTTAAATTGTTTTCGGTGGTTGGTTTTTGGAACATTCCATTAACAATAACTAAAGAACTTCCTGTTGCAATTCCAGTGGCATTTGAACCATTAGATTTCATTCTAAATGTCGCACCAACACCAGTGAATTGTGTTGATAGATCATCAAAGATCCTATTAGTCGTGTAAGTTCTTCTCAAATAAGTTCTTCCTTGGAAATCAGATCTTGGAAATTCTAATCCAGATTTATTTTTTGTGAGATTATTAGTTCCTTTAGGTGCATCAGTAAAGAATACTTCCGATCCTACGATATTAAATGATCCTGAGAATACTCTTCCCACTACACCATTATTATGAGATGCAACCTCTGTTCCAAGCACTCCTCTTTCAACACCTAAAATATGATAAGTTCCAATTCCAGTTACAGGGCCTATTGTGGTAGTTCCAAATCCAACTGAAGTCACCTTCATAAATTCATTACCAAATTTAATACTATCCTCTAAATTAATATCTTCTGTTGTATTGACACTAAAATTGGTTACAGTTGTTCCAATACCAGCACCTACATTATGAGTTAAAGTCGCTGTAACAGGCGAGAATGCCATTGGAGATTGAATTATATTATCTACATTTAAAACGGTCTTCTCAAGTCGTTTAACCATTGTTAAACGATGTGAATTACCTGCACCAACATTAGTAAATGTTACAGGAGATCCACCACTTGAAGTTGCAAGTTGGAAAGTACTATTTGTTAATTTTTTAACAAATACAGTAGTCGGTAAATTAGATCCACCTGACATTTGTAATGTTGTAGCACCTACTCCAGCAA